GTTGTTGGCTTGTTTGTAAATTAGCAAAGGCAAAGCCGCTGGGCCTAAGGTTCCAATCTTGGCTAAGTCTTTAACTTGCCTAAGAGTGTGGTTTCCGTATTCTACTAAACGAGCCGCCATCTGCGGATCGTCAGCCCATTTCGAACCGTACTTCTGTTTTAGCTTCTTCGCTTCTTCTGCAAATAACATGTCAGCCGCCTCACGGTGCCGCTCATCCTTAAAATGAGCGTACGCCGCATCGTGTTTTCTCGCGATTTCGTCAAGTTCATTGAGAACGGGTCGATCGCCCCATTCCACTGATTCTTGCAACTTACCGTCGCTCCAGTACGGCCCGATGTAGTTACCTGATGCCCAGAAAGGTGCTGTGGGATCCTCACCTTCCTTACCCAGGTACTTTGTCGTTGTGGGTGTTGGTGTTTCCATGCGTTTCTGCTATCGTTTACTTTACACCGACCTCCCCCAACTTTCCGCGCCACCGAGCGCGCGAGCCTTTTAAATGACCTGCTCAGGTCGATCCAGCTCTACTAAAAACCATGGTCGCCGAAACTGTACATGGATTCGTATCCATACTGCTCCGCGATCAACAACTGTCTCGAGACCAGTTGGTTTATAGGAAAGCTGTTGGGGAATTTCTCACTTAAGGCATGATACATTCTCGAGAGGACATCGAACTTCTTGACATCGTGACGGTAATTTCGCATATGCGAAATAAGAGCTCCTCCCAGATGCTCTCGCTTGATCACTTTGATGTGTTCGATGTGTTTCGTCCAACGCTTGGGGTAAAACTCGGGTTTCTCCCGGGTTCCGCGCAAATCGCTCGAAAAATACTCGGAGTGAAACAGAGATTCTCGCTGCTGAATCTCCATAGGGATTCCAAGATCACTAGCTGCTGCAACATAGGCGTCCACTCCAGCGGGGACCGGCTCCTGGTTAACGTCATCACCACCAACCACAATGGCCAACTGCGCTATCTCATCATCTGAGTAGCCTAGACGGATGCACGTCATGACATGCACCACCAGTTGAGCTATTGAGTTTTGGGCGATGGTCATAAACCAACCACTTTTCATGATACCCGGGTGGGTAGGCTTGTATAAGTGGCCGTCGGAGGTTCGGTACGCTGTTGTCTCGAACACTTGCTTGAAAGCTCCGTCGATATCTGAAAGATACTGCTGGTATTGTTCTTCACTCCAAGATGGAGGCTTCAGAGCTAACATTTTCGTTACGTCGCGGCAGCAGGTAGCTATCCACATCAAGAAATTGTAGTCCCAGGTGCTTTTGTCGCTTTCCCAGACTTTACCATCGAGAACACTGGCTAAGTGCTCGATGTGCCCGGGATTACCTGGGGCAAAAGAAAACTTGACTGGAGTTTGCTTCCAATGTGCTGTCAATGCCTGCATGAGTGGTCTGAAAATGGCTGCGTGTTTGACAGTGACATGAAGAGGAAATCCTGCGATAACGCGAGGCATGTCTTTGACCAATTTACTTCTTTTAGTAGGTTCGCCTTTCAAGAACAACTTGAGTTGAACCTCCAATTCGTCCCATTGGTCCAGAACATGGGTCGCAAATCCTTTCTCCCCGAACTTCTCCAAAACCTGCTTGTTGGTAGGTATTCCGTCTGCACAGTACGGAAACCCAGCCGACTTTGAAGGATCGACGATAGGGGAGTGGATAATATCGAGAACTCCAGCTTGGGTTCGGTAATCAGTAGCCGGAAGAAACGAGGCTGGCTGCATCATCTGAGCGACAATGGAACAGCACCTTTTCATCTCTTCCTCTGTGGGTTCTTTAACGACGTTCCTCACGCGTCGATTAAACAACCTCAGGTGCGCTTCTAATGATTTCCGTTCCGAAACTGGGGACATGTCGGGGTAAGCGAACAGTCCTTCTTCATATCCGAGGTCTATAATCTCCTGCTTAAAGTCCTCGAAAACCTGAACAGCTTCAGGTTGCACTTTAGGCGTCGTGGGGCCGTGGACTTTGCGTAAGCCTTCCGTTACGGAATAGGCTTTTTCGCTGTCCTGTACCACCACTTTCTTCGAGCTGACCTTTTTCTTTTTAGGCGTCTTAGCTCGAACGGAGCTGATGCTAGCGTTTTCGAAAGAGTCCCTATGATACCGGTCATCGTCATAATCGACGTATTGACCTCGAGATCTCTCTTTGAAACCGACCGAGTCCATGATCATGTCTTCGAAGAAGTCTTCATCACGGAAGGCGTCGCCAGTAGGGCCGAAACATTCGACCAAACCAGCTCTATCCCAACCGTAAGTCGCTTCCCCGTTTTCGAGCACAATCGCGTACTTGCCATTCCTCATCACTTTGAGGCCTACGACTCCACCGCGAAACTTATGTTGGCGGTAGAATTCTTTGTAGGAGGCGTCTGCGTACGTGTACTTTTTGCG